TTTTTATTACCTTGTGGTTTTACTCTCAATATTTTTTCCATATTATTTAAAAATGTAGGTGCAGCTTCTGCTTTTCCTTCACCAACATTTTGTCCGGGCATTTTTGGAAATCTTGTATTATTTTTATCATTTTGTAATTGTCCTGTGTTTACAGGAAATCCTGTAGCAGGGGTTCTTGTAACATTATCAGATACTTGTACATCATCTTTAACCTTTATGTATGGGTGTGCAGTTCTAAATATATATTCATACACACTATTAAGTTGCGATAGTGGTTCTTGTTCCTTTTTATTTAAAAAGTATTCGTACATATAAGACTTAACAAGACTAACTCTTTTATTTACATCATCACCACTAATTACTTTATTTTCACCCGGTACATAAAAACTATCTTTTGGATTAACTTTTTTATTTTGTAGTAGGTCTACAATATTTTGACCACTACCTTCCATAGATACTCCTTTATATGCAGCATCATATGGTAAATAAGGATGTACATTCTTAGCATACATATCAACAATTTCACCATCACTAAGTTCTGTAATGTTAACATCTGCTAATAAATTTTTATGCATATTGTTAATATCTACACCAACAATAGTTCTTACTTGATTACCTCTAAAAGATACATAAGTATCTTGATTTTTAAATAACCCACCACGACTTGCAAGTTTTAAATCGTTTCTCATAGTAGCTATACTTTTTGCATCTTCTTCTAAAATGTCAGGTGCTTGTGTTCTTTCAAAACCTTGTACTGTTGGCTCTGCAGGTATCTCTTCTATAGTTCCATCAGGATTTTGTACACGTTCAGGATTTTCTATAAAATTAGTATCGTACTCTTTTGCTGCATTTAAAAACTCTTCTTGACCTGATATGTCATTAGTAGTCCAATTATTTATACCTGTTCTATCGCCTTCATCATATTGTCCAATAATTACTGCTGCAATAGCATTTAATCCGGGGTCATCTAGTGCATCATTAATGTTATCAAAATCATTAAATATATCGTATTTACGTAATTCATTTTCCCAAGTAGTTCCATACACTTGCCAAGGACCACGTGACCTACCTTGGTCACCGGGTATATTTTGTGCAAATCCTGATGGCTTATCACCATCTCTATGTTCTGATAATGCTACAGATATAAGCCTTGTCATATCCTCTTCATTATTGGGATTAAGTAATGTGTCACCATTTTTAAATTCAAAATCTTCTGTTTCCAAATAGTTCATAGCGTACTGTATGTATTGGTATAGTTGTTGTGGTGTGTACATTAAAAGTTCTCCTCAAATTGCATAAAGTTAGATTTAAATTGTTGTGCTGCTGCAGCTCTACTTACTATTTCTTGACTTGCATCTATTCTACCTGCTTCTAAATTTTCTATAATTTTTTCTAGTTCACTCATTACATCAATATTTTGTAGTAATGGTTTACCTAATTGTTCTCTTGCTTGTTCTGCAGTAGGTGTTGCTATACCAAAACCGGCATAAGTATAACCTCCCGGAAAATCTTTATTAGTTTTTGTCAATCCAATTAAATCATTTAAAGATATTTTATTATCTTCTATTTCTAATTCTCTTTGAGCAGCTTGTTTTTGTAAATCACCAAATATAGTTGCATATTTTGCATAATCATTAGATGTAGCGAATAAACCTTTTTCTGCAAACAAAGAATCAACTGCTGCTTTTACTTCTGAATCTGAAGGTGGTAATATTTCTCCTGCAAACTTACCTTGTAAATCTTCTAAATATGAATTTACATTTTCATCTACACCTTTTTTATATTCTAAATAAGGTCTTAATTGTTCTAAAAATGTAACACCATTAGTATTAATTAAATTCATTTGTGGAAACATAGCGTTAGCATCATTTGCTTGTGTCATTAATTGTGCAACAAAATCTATTTCATTACCTTGTGCAGTAAAATCTATAACACCCGGTACAAAATTATATGAACCTAAATCTAAACCTAATCCTGATAACTCTTGTTGTATTTCAAATATTGCTTCTTGACTTAATCCTCTAAATAATTCTGATGCTGCACCTCGCATAAACACAGGTTTAATTGGGTCGCCATTTCCATCTCTTTTAACAGTTCCATCTGTTGGATTAATATATTGGTCAAGTTCATTAATAGCTAAATTTGGACCTGAATAATATTTATAAGATGAAAATCTTGTTTGTCCTGTTACTTCATCTACCCCCTGTTGAGGTCCTGCTAAAATTTGATTTGGAGAACCTACTTTAGGGTTATCTACTGAATAAGGTGTTTCATCAACATCTTTTTGAACCCATCCTTGTACTTCTTTTCTAAGCTCATCAGGTGTTATTCTTCGTTCACCTTCTTCTACATTTAAATTAATTGGTGGTGATGAATAAGTTATAACACTATCTGTGCTTTGATATTCTTGTTCTGTTTCTAAATCAGTTAAAAACTGAGATAGTGCATTTATATAAGTTTCAAAATCCTCTGCTTCATTAATAATATTTAAATTTTCATTTTCACTTAAACTAAAAAATAAATCTAATGGTAAATCTACACCCATATTTTCTACTGATTCTTGAAATTGTTCTGATGCTACAACAGGTACAGACATTAAATAAGATAATGTATATGATTCACTTTTTAGTTCTCCACCATCTACTTGATATATAATAGGTATTTCTATTTGCCGATTTAGGTCACTTAAAAATGCACCAAAAGTAGGATAATTTGCTGAATCATCTAATCTTTCTAAATAATTTAACAGCTCTTGTATTGTCACTTTTATCTATCCTTTATATATCTTCTATTGTCTAGTATTTTCCAAAAAGTTGCAAGATATAAATCTATCCAATTAGTATCGTTATACTCTAGTGCTAATTCTCTAGCGTATGCATCTAACTCTTCTCTTATTTCAGGCAATCCTTCAGAACTACCACCTAGTGTAGCAGTAGTTTTATTAGGTATACCACCTTCTAAAAGTCTTATACCTCTAAATGTACCACCATTTAATACTACACTTATTGCTCTATCGTATTCCTCAAAAAATAAACTTAATGGTTCAAATTCAGGTGAGTTTTTAGTTAAATCATAATTATCCCATTTTCTTAATTCTTGTATTAGTTGTTCTTTATTAGCCATAATTACAGCATCACCAATACTTCCATAAGATATAACACCATATTCTTCTTCTAATCTAGCTTTTTCTGCACCATATCTCTCACTACGTGCATTTCCATTTAAAGTATTATCATTATTTAATTGTTCTTTAAATTCTGCTAATTCAAATTGTAATAAAGTTTGATTAACTGCTCTTGCAAATGCATCAGGTTTTAAAGTTTCTGCACCTGCCATAAAAGCAGGTAATGAAAATTCATCATCATACTTATCAGGATTTACATAAATTGCTGTGTAAGGTAATTTGTCTAATATTTTTTTATTTTTTGTTTGTTGCCAAAACGCATATGATTCTTTTTTTACAGGAAATCTACCTGTTTTTTTTGTACTTGATTGTCTAAGTGGTATAGGATTTAATCCATACTTACTTATAAATTGTTGAGTAGTTAAGTAATAATCAAAATTATTTGTTTCTAACATTTGTTGATATTGTTGACCTAATACTTGCATAGTCCACCATGAACCATTTTTATCTTTTATTTCGTATCTTGGTTGTATAGCAGTAGGATAACTTGCTTGTGCAAAACCTCTTGTCAACCAATGTATAGCAGCAGTTTTACTTGCTTTTTCCATAGCCTTATCTATTGAATCTTGGTCATCAGGTGTCCATTCTCCTGCATAGTAATATAAAGTAAATATATCCATAACTGTTTTTGAATAAGATGCATTTAATTCTTCTGTAGCATCTTGTGTAAATGGCATAGCTTTAAAAAACGCTTTTGCCCATGAGGGTAATTCATCAATAAGGTTAGGTGATTTGCCCGGTGCTTCAAAATTACCTAATATAAAATCTCTTAAAAATTTAGGTGATGTAGCTGCTTTAGTTAAAATCTTAAAAGGAAATGTTACTATAGGACCAAAACCGGGTGAAAAACCATTAGCTGCAATAAGGTTTAATCCCTCTAAAAATCCATATGGTTTAGCTCTAATTCCTTGGTCCTCAAAATCTCCACCAAGTAATGTTTGTTGTAATGGTTTAAATCCTAATGCACCGGGTACAGCAGTTAAACCAAATGTTAATACATTAGCTACATCCATATAATTAAACATAAGTTCTCCTGTTACAGGGTCTGATGAAAAGAAAGCATTATCTGTGTCCCAAGGTTTTGCTTCTTTACCTCTGTCTATTGCTATACGTGTTCTGTTAAATTTAGCAGGATTATCTACTAACAATTTACCCCAAGTTTTAATAACTTCTTGCCATATTTCAGGAAATGGTACATAAGTAGACATTACATCAGATAACACATGTCTATCAGAACTTGCATATAACAAGTTTTTAACTTCATCCATAGCTTTATATTTAAGTAAAGTTTCAGCTTGTTCTAATGTTGTAATACTATTTTCTGATTGTTTAAGTTGTGATTTAACAAGTAAATTATCCCACATCTTACTTCCTTCTATCCAAGGTTTAGCACCTACAATAAATTCTTTTCTAACACTATCAGACATAAATGGCATCATATCTTCTGCTAATGTGTAAAACAACCATCTAAACATAGGGTCACGATTTAAATAATCAGATGGTCTTGCTAACAATGTATTATATAAATAACCTAACTTTCCATCAAAATTAGCTAAACCTGAATCAAAAGCACCTGAACGTGTCATATATGGATTTTTATTAAATGCTTGTTTTGTTGGACCTAAATCTAAATCAACAATATCTTTTTTAAAAAGGTCTTTTATTTTATTAAAAAATTTTTCTTCATAACCTTTTGATTTAGTTCCATTTACAGAATACTTTTGTGCTAACTCTAACCAATCCTCTCCTTCTAAAAATCCACCATTAGCTATAAATTCTCTTACTTGTTGTGAACCTGTAAATATATCTGCTTCATAATCAGGAAATACGTATTCGTTATTTAAAGAAGTTATTTCTCTAGCTTGTTGTTCTGTTATTTCTTGTCCATTACGAAATATTTTCATAGTAGGATTGCCTTGTAATCTTCCTATTTCATACTCTGCAGTTTTAAGATACTGCATTAAACCTTCATCTGATAACAATAATTTTCTAGCAGCATCATCTTCACTTCGCTTTATTAATTCATCAATATAATTTTTACCACCTGTTTTAAAATATTCAAATGCTTTTGCTGCACCATCTCTTGCTACTACTGCGTATAATGGGTCACCTGCTTTTGACACAATATCTTGAACCCAACCACGCCACCATCTAGGGTCTATAACTTTATTTACTGCATCACTATATTTATTAACCATTATGTAAAAATCTTCTTCAGGATGTTTTCCTAAAGTCTGTGGTTTTAATGCTTTTACTAATGATTGTTGTGACATAGTAGAAACATACTCTTGTGTAGTATTTAAAAATGTACCTGAAGGTGCTGCTTGTGCATAACCACCTTTTTTATTTGTAATCATTTTTGCTACTGCAAAATTTTCATTAAACAAATAATCCATAACTTCTTGTTTTACTATTGAATTTATATCTATATTATCTACACGAACATCAGGTTGTGGATATACAGACACTTCAAATAAACCAACATCTTCTATATATTTAGCACTATTTTTAATTGGATTACTATCAGGTAACAAATTAAATGCATCTTCTCTAATATGTATTTTTGGTTGATGTGATTTAACAGCAATACTCAAAGCATTTTTTAACGCTGTTTCTGCTTCTTTTACTGTAGTTCCACTATCAAGTTGTACAGTAACATCTAATATTACAGAGTTACCTTTTACCTCTATAGATATACCATGATTTAATTTTTTAAGTTGTTCTTGTATAGATGGGTTATTTGCATAGTTCTGTACTGCTTGTGCTATTTCTGCATTAGTTTCTACTTCTACTATTTTTTTGTATTTTTTATTAGGTATTACTGATATGTTCTTTTGCAATTTTGATAAATTAGCAAATGGTCTTATTTGGTCACGCAGTTCAAGTGAATTACCTAAATTACCTACAGGATTTACTTTTTGTTTTTTAAGTTGTTTTACATCTCCAATTATTTCATCAAACGCAAAGTCTGTAGCATTACCACCATCAATAACATGTTGTATAAATGAATCTCCTACTTGTCCTGATTGATTAGTATTAAGTCTTGTTATTTTTAATATTTGTTGTATATCATCATATTTTAAATTTTGTACTTGTTTTTGTAAATCTACATTACCTATTAGTTCTGCAACTTTATCAATATCATCAGCTTCTATTTTTATAGAATACAAATGTTCACCTAATGAATTTTGCAAACTTATGCTTGTAGGTTTGCCTTTATTAAAATTAACAGCACCATTTAATGATGCTCTTAACAATGGGTGTGTAAAAACATTTGGTCCACCATACATAGCAATACGTACTGCTTCTTCAGGTGGTACACGTAAAGCTAATGCAGGTCTTAACATCCATAAAGGTTTTAATGCACGTTGCATTATATAATCTGAATACATATATTCTAACCAACCTGTTGGTGCTATAGATTTTTTTTGTGTGCGATAGTTATCTTTAAATGCTTTTGTAGGTAATTTAAAATTATCAGCAACTTTTTCCAATACATTGTAATCTTTATTACCCCATTTACCTGATTTTAAAAATGCACTTAATTCAGTACCTGAAGGTACAAATCTTCTAAATGATGATAATGCTTTACCTAATTCTTTATAATCCATTAATGGAACAAAATTTTCTGTCATTTGATTAATACTAAAAGCAGTAGGTACTGCTATTGTTTTAGCACTAATTAATTCATCAAATTCATCATACACAGGTTCTACTATCTTAGTTTTTGTACCCGGAAATGCTAATGGTTGTCCATCTGCATCATATAAATATTTTCTCATTTCAGATATTTCATTGTGCATATAAGACATTACTTCGTTAATTAAATCTTCTTCTCCTGCTAATTGTGGATTATCTTTTATAATTGCTTTTTTAATTGATGTATTATTTACTTCTTTTACTACTTCAATAATTTCTTCTTGATTTTTTGCACGTAATAATTTACTTATAATTAAATCTCTAGTAGGTTGATTTTCACCTGCAGTAATTAATAGTGAATCTATATTTTCTATTGTTTCAGCTATGTAATTTATAGATGCAAATCTGCTTGGTGCTAAATCAAATAACCTTGATAGTTTTTGTGGTAATGCATATTTTATTGAACCACCTAATCCAACAACACCTCTAAAAGGGTCATCTTTCATTTTGCCTAACAAAGCACCAACACTTCTACGTAAAGGTGCTATATCTACTGTTTGTCCTGCAAATTTTTTAGCTAATTGATTTGACATTTCTGCAACTACAGATTGTCGCATAGGTAATTTAGTTATAGGTGTTTGAAAAGATGCTTCTGCTATTTCTTTTCCAACAAATGCACCTGAATAAGGTGCTATCATCAAATCTGATAAATCACCATTCTTTAATAATGTTTTAACTATTTCTTTCATAGAATCTTTATTTGTAACTTGTGCTAACAAATTTAAAACACGTACATCCACTTGTTTAAATGTCGGTATGTCTTTTAATCTTGCTGTAGAAGTATTACTTGTTAATGCTTCTACAAAGTCATCACCCCACTTTGAATCTAATATTTGTTCTGCAGTTTTTCCAAAAGTTAACCTACGTGCATCTGCACCTTTTTTTGTTGGTTTTAATGTTCTTAATGACCTAGTTATAAATGAAGCATCATCAACATATTGTGCAACTTCTGCTTGTGATACTACTTTTCTTCCTGCAGTTTTAATAGCACCACCATAACCTAATAATAAATTTATAGGGTCAGCACCTATTCTAAAAGCACCATCTACTATTGTTGATGCTAAAGCGTAAGCAATATCTCCTTCTTGTGAAAATTGTGCTGCAAAAATTCTTCCCGGTGATATAGGTATTCTATCCCCTGTTTTAGTATTGTATTTAAATCTATATTCATCACGTTCAAATTCTTCTGTAATTGGTCTACCATATACCGAAGCAGCTATTTCATATGCTTGTGTAGGTGACCTTCCTAATTTAATTTGTTTACTGTAAACATCAGTATCTTCAAGTGGTAATGAATTAGGTAATATACCAACACCTAAATTTAATGGATTACCTTTATCTATTTCAGCTCTTGCTCTACGAAATTGACTATCTCCATATGCAGATTTAGTTGCATTATATTTATCGTTAAATTCTTTTCCTAATGTAGATTTACGTATTGTTTCGGTAAATTGTTCACCCGGAACTAAACCTGCTAATGTATTACCTACTATTGCAGTAGATAATGGTGTATCTGTAGCTTGTGCTGCTACAACTGATGATTTAAAATTTTTAGATATATTTTCAAAAGCAGAATCCATAGCTAAAAAAGCTAATTGAGTTCCACGTTTTAATGGATTAACTTGTGTCTTTACATTTGCACGTTGTTTTTTTTCCATAGCTTTTTGTTGTGTTTGTGCAATTCTTAATACATCTTCATCATCTGCTTGTAAACCCATTAATGGTAAATATGCAATTAATCTTTTATCTAATGATGGATATGTATATGCTATATCTCTCATAGCTGCTGCTAAATCAGGTGTTATTGCTCTTTTATATTGTTCTATTTCTTCTATGTTTTGGGTAATACGTTCTGCTGCACCATCTCTATAATGTGGTGGAATGAAGAAAGTAGCTCTTCTATCCATTTAAAAATCTGCTTCTAGTAACTCATCCCATATTGGGTCAGGCAAAATAGATTTAGCTGCCTTTAATATATTAGATACTGTATCTGTAGATAATGGTGTAGGTCCATTATCTCCTGCACCTAAAGGTATTCCTGATGTAATTGGTTCTGCAGGTTTATTGGTTGGTGCAGACAAATTAATTGGTGACATAGGCATTTGTTGTGTAGGTGCAGATGGTATATCTGTTTGTATTGGACTTATAGCACCTGCTTGATTTTCTAACATTGTTGTTTGTCCTGTTGGGTCGCCTTCTTTTCTTGGAGGTGCAACAATGTCAGCAAATGCACCACCTTGTGTTAAGTCAGTAGCTTCTTGCAAAGCCTTACTTTTTCTTCCTCTATTATATTTCGCCATATAAATCATCTCCTAGTTCCGGATTAAATTCGTATTCAAATGATAAATTTATAAAATAATGTGGATGAGGTGTTGGTATAGTTATAAATTGACTAAATACTATATTTGATTGTTCTTTAACACCTGTAAAAACATCTTCAGACCAATCTTCTTGATTTATTATGTCAAAAAATTTTTTAGCATCATCCGGCACTTGGACCTCCTTGACCAAGAGAACCTAATACTTGTTCTAATCCCGGCAATCCACCACCCGGTCCTGCAGGTATCTGTGGACCACCCATACCTAACATAGCTAATTCTTCCGGACTTGGTTCATCACCTTCTGCTGTATAAAATTTATCTAATATTTCTGACATTCGTTGTGGATTCTTTCTTATTTCTATAGCTGACATTAATGCTTTTTGGTCACCTTGTGCAGCTTGTGACATAAGTGTTTCAAACAATACTGTTTCTGCTTTTTCTGCATTTATACGTTGTTGTATTTTAGTAATGTTGTCTAACCCATCCATGTTTTCTTGTAATGTCTGTGTATCAATAATGCCTTGTTGTTTTAATTGTAATCCTGTAATAATTTTTTGTGGCTCATCAAAACCTGCCATAACACCATACACTCTGCGTGTTTCATAAACTTCTTTTATATCATTGTTAGGTGTATAACTTTCTTTATATGCTGTACCTTTATGTCTACCTGCAATAGGTTTACGTTTGTTACCAAACATAAGTTCATCATATTCAAGTCGTTTTGCATCTAACTCTTGCAACGCTTCTTTTAATACTGTTTGATATTCTCTAACATGTAATGATGCAGATTGTCCTAGTTCTTCAAGACCTCTACCTGTAACAAAAGAATTAGGAGATTGTCCATCATCAGATACAGGATAAGCTGCACCAAGTCGCAAGTGTCTTTCCAATCTATCTACTTGTTGAAATAATTGGTATGGTAGATTATTGACCGGTTTTGACACTTGTGAACCCGGTGTTAAATAGTTAACAGCAAATCTACCTTTACGATATTTTCCTGATTCTATTTCACCGACTATGTTAGTTTCAGTAAATACTGCATCCTCCATAGCTATTGTTCCAAGTATGTTTATTTTTGCCATGTTAGACATAAGTCCTGTTATGTGATGAAACTGTGATTGCATTTGGTCAAATGCGTATCTTTTAGCTACAACAAAACAAGGACCTGATGACAAAACGTTTGGCATAAAATCTATAATTTTTTTATTCTCAGGTAAAAAGATATATGTTCCTTCATTATCTCTATACTCAACTACAACTTTTCCATGACCTGTAGAGTTTGCCCAACTACCGGTTTGTTCAGAACTATCTAGTAATGCAGAATATGGATTTTGAAAACCACCATCATTTTCTTCTTTTGCATATATAAAACCTTTTGCTTCAGGATATTGTTCTGCCAATATTCTATGTGGAACTCTACGTATAATTGCTAACTCTTGTGGTTGTTGGTCATTACCAAACACACCCGGATAACAAGTAAATGGGTCTTGTAGTTCAGCATAAGGATATGGATTACCATCTTTGTCTTTTTTATGTCCTATAGTCCACGCTACAAAACCATAACCCGGCAACCATCTTGCTGCCTGTGGTAATTGCATATGTAGTTTTTGAAATTTATCATATGCTATAACTATGCGTTCTACTTTTTCTGATTTTTTTCTAGCTCTTTCGCTATCTTTTTCATTTATAATATCTACTTTTAAATCAGGACTTCTACCTAATTTTTGTGCAAATCTTTCTAACGCAGTTAAAAATAAGTTAGGTGCAGGTAATTCGTTGTACTCTACATTTATTGATTTTCCTAACAATGCACGAACAGCAGCTTCGCCACCATTCATAATGTCACGTATTCTTGCTCGGTCTGACATTTGTTCTTGATTAATTACTCTAAGGTAATCTACTCTATCTGCTAAATTATCACTATTAAGTGGCATCTATCTCCAATTATCTACATCCATACTACTAGGTTCGTACCCTGTAAAGCTAGGATTATAATCATATCCTAACTCTGCGTAGCGTTCTTTTTGCATTCTTCTTATGGCTCTCATTGGAAACCAACTTGCCATAACTATGTCAGTTTTTGTACCCACACTTTTACTTTTATTCTTTGCAGAACTAAAATATACAAGCTGACTTGTATATAAGTTTACCTTTTCTTGTGCCTCAAAGCTAAGATATGGCAAAGAAATATTTTTTTCTTGAAACATTGGTCGCATAGCTGTAACACCATAAAGAGGGTCAAACTTGTTTTTAAATGTTTCGTGTCCTTCTAAAAATATACCATGTCCTGATGCAAATTCTCTAATACTTTTATCTTGTCTTATTGCTTTCTGAAAACCATTTTCTTCTATAACCCAATGTGATAAATTATATTTCATCCACCATTCTTTAATTACACTTAACGCTTGTGGTATACCACCACCTAAACTGTTATTCATATCTACCATGTGCAATTTGTTTTCTACAGAATCATATGCCCATAAAAATGCAGCTTGATAACCTGTAGATGCAGGGTCTAATCCTGCTATTAATCTTGTACCCTGTGGTATGTGTCCTATGTTACGTTTTTGGTCACGACATGCTTCTATCTCTACTCTATCAAACAAAGCTAATCCATCAGGCATAGCTACATTAAGGTAAACCATTTCGTATATTGCTCTACCACCTGTAGTTTCTGCTGCACGTTTTCTATCCATTAACCACTTGTATGTTCGTTTACCACCCCACAACATACATTCTACGTGGTCACCTTCATTCCAATCAGGTAAGTTACAAGCTGTATCATGTGCTTCTTCTACAGTTGTAGTCCAACTTTCGTTGTCTAGTAGGTGTGAATATAAATCATCATAATGTTGCCTAGAACCAATAACGACCATAGCTGTATGTTCTTCTTTACGACTAGACAAAGTTGTAGTCCACCAACTTCTTGTGTTTTCTCTTGATGAAGGTTGCATAGTAGAGTTGTGGTCCTCAATGTCATCTGCAATTATTATGTCACAATCCCTAGATAATATTTTACCACCACGACCAATGCCAACCATAGTAGGTGACTTAATACCTGTTACAGTTCTAGTACCTACAGTAAAACCATTTTGTGACCAAGACTTACCTGTACGTGATGTAGGTTTAAATTTTGCACCCGGTCCACATATTTCCTCTATTAATAATTCATTACTTTCTAGTTGGTCAAGAACAGAACCTAGTGCGTTTTTAGCAATCTCTTCGTTACCACCTACCCACAAAATACGTATGTTTGGATTTTTACAAATTAACCATACAGCAAAATGTATTAACAAATCTGTTTTACCATGTCGTGGAGGTGACAATATCATATGTTGTCCACCATTTTCTATAGTGTCCATAATTTGCTCTATCCATTTTTTATGAAACTCCGGTGTTTCATATGCTATGCCTTGTTCTGTTTGAAAATATCTTTTTCTAAAATCATCAAAATCAGCTAATGTTTTTTCTGCAACCTGTGGTAGTGACCACTCATCTTGTTGTTGTTTTGTATTTAAATCTTCTACGTATGCAGAGTATGCCATAGATACTGCACCTTGTGTTGTTCCTAATATATTTGCAACTTCTTGCATTGTTATTTTTTTTGTATATATATCTGCAGCTAAACCTGATTCTACTATGTCGTTATATACTTGACCTCTACGTGATTGTACGTTTGTTTTTTGACTAGGTATTTCAAGTACATCATCTTGTTGTGTCCACTCTTTACCTGCTTTTCTAGCACGTTTTTTTTGCATGTTAATTCTGTTACGACAACGTTCAGAACAATACTTACTAGCTTTAGGTGGTAAAGGTCTATGACACCCACCTGCATAACATAATTTTTTATCTGTCATAATTTCTGCATTCTTTATTAACGCACTTTACTTTCTCTTTAACCACCACTAAGTCATCCTGACAAGCAGGACATGGTACTTTCAATTATTATTTTTTACGTTTTTTCTTTTTAGGAAATCCTGCTTTCATATTTGCATATGCTTTAGGACTAATTGTAGAGTTCTTTTTTGACCTACTTGTTCCTGCTTTTTTTCTTTTATTTATATTGTGATACAAACCTTTTTTAGCCATGTTATCTCCTTACCATGCTTTACAACTCCAATACCTAGGTGTGGTTTTATCAGTAGCAGTATCACATTTGTGTCTAGCACGAAATGATGCTCTTGCTTCTTTATTACCTTTTCTAATTTTCATGTTAGGGTCACCGAACATAACCTTTTTGACTTTGTCGCCATCCTTAACATATACCTTAGATTTTTTACGACCATAACCCGGTTCACCTTTTCCTATTGCAGAAGGTGAATTTAAAGTTACAGATTTACCTTGGTATGTAGCCATAGATTATTTTTTGCTAATTCTCTTACTTGGGTATCTTTTTTTCTTACCCTTTTTGCTCATTGGCATTTTTTATCTCCTGTTGTTACTTAATGGTACTATACCACAAAACCTCACCGAAGTGAGGTTCTGCACGTACAGTTGTCCAAACTGTTATGAAAGAAAAAGAAATAAACAAATCAATCAAATTATCACAAATGCAATATGATGTCTAAGCTATTTTCTTTTCTTTAGGTATCTCTACCTAAGCACAAAACTTTTTTGTGCTTTGCTAAGTATAGCTACCCCCCGGAAAAAGCGTGTAAAAAAAATTTTTTTGTAATTAAGGGTTGGTTCTTATACGACAACCCTCTATTGCTAGAGGGCTATACTGTCGTATCAATCAGAAAGGAGGGTCTAAAATGAATAAAGAATCACTTATTGAACCCACAGTAATGGTATCACAATGTGGCGATTTTGTGAAACTTGTAATTAAATAATTAATGTGATACAGTTAACAAACAATCAGAGGATTCTTCCTGCTTTTAGAAAAGGATTCTTGATAAAACTTCATACAAATTGGACTAGCAGGACCATTCTAACTAGGGTAAAAGCCTATTACTTCATAATATGCAATAAGTCATAAATAGATTTGTTATCGGTTTGGGAGGGATGACACAGGGTAAGAAGTATTCTCTATCTTTCTTTTTTAAATAAATATATATTATTCTTATCTTATTGAAAGTATGTAAAGAGTGTAACTCTAAACTAAAACAGGTAGATGGATCTAATAAGTACTACTGTGATAGTAGTCCTA